GTTGACGTACAGACATCCTTGGTTCCAAAACACTGAAAACGCAATTGGGGGCTGCGAATCCAGTAACACGTCACCATCGTAGACCGGCTGCTCTATCCTGCGACACCACTTCAATAGATCCCGACCAATACGCATTTGATTACTGTCGTACCAAGTTGGATCCAGTGGTGCAGACGGTAACCCCAGCCTGCGATGCACCTCCAGCACTAAGTGGATGCAGTCAATTGCCCTGTCCGGATCAGTGCCATCAGCACCAAAGCGGTACGGGCGCCCGATCAGGTCAATCACTGCACGCGCACGTTGCTGGTCAGTGGCAAGTGCCCTACTAGTTGCTGTGTCAGCTTTTTACGTGGTACGTCAGCACCAACAGCATCAAACACTGAAGCCATGTTCAGCTTCAATGCGGTGCCATCCCAGCCGCCGGAAACAATCTGCCCGACGTAACGGCTAATCAGCGTGTAATCGTTTTTGTCGTCAGGGTTCAACAGCAAGATGCGAACGTTGGCGATCCAGCGATCTTGAATTGCAGTGGCAGCCCATCCACGACTGAGGTCATTGTTTGGGAATGCCAGTGTTGCCGGTTGATTGTCGCCACTTTTGGTCAACGTGGAACCGCTAAACGCAAACGGCATGTATCCGAACGTTATGGTTTCGCCGGTATCGACGTTGGCAAATGGTGCGTCTTCGTTGACCCAGTAATTTTGAAACTGGTAACCGCCCTGTTGGGTAGGTGTGCGCAGCGTCAGATACTGGCCAAAAGCAAGGGTGTCGCTCATTAGATTCCGACGCTACGGCGCACGTTTGTATTTTGCCTGAGGGTGCTAAGCGCACGCTGCTCACCTTGTTTAGCGCCTTGTGCAGCGGCTTGCCGCATACCAGCCTGGAACTGATCGGCGGTGACGTAATCCACTTGGTTGATGCGTTCCACGCTATAGCGAACGTCGATTGGCTGCATGGCGGTTGCTGTAGCGCCGCTTTCTGTCTTGACGCCACCACCCGCGGGGCCACCGGCAGAACCAGGTGAACGGCGATAGCGGCCCATTGCACCATCAAGCTTCGCTGCAACACCAAGCCTTCCATCAGCACCACGCTTAAGCGGCATGATCGCCTCAGGGCCAGCTTCGCCCATGAGGCCGTTTTGCATCTCGCCACCCTTGGCGTATTTGAAGAAGGTGGGGCGGGTAACGATACCACCAGTCGCGAAAGGCTTAATACTGTTCTGAGCGAAATCAGCCTGGCCGCCAGAGAAGTAAGCGCCTTTTGCGGCAAAAGCGCCAGGGAATGCGGCTCTCATTCCAAGGTTTACTGCAAAGCGCAGCAATGTTTGACCGATGTCTTTGAGAATTCCGCTTGCAATTTCCTTGAGGGCGTCACCCAGACTTTTGGTGCCGCCAATCAAGGCTTCGATGCCAGCCATCAATGAACCGACAATGCCGTCTTCAAGCGTGCTCACAATGTTGGCGTACATCGCCTTAAGGCGCTCAGCCTGATCTGCCGCCTCCCTTTCGCGACGCTTGCGCTCTTCTTCGTCTTTTGCTTTTTCTTTGATCTCAGGCACCTGCTCGCCACGGGCCTTGATGATGTCCTTGGTCGCCTGAACCTGCTTCTCCAACTCTTTTCTAATTTCGCTTTCTGCGGAAAGGCTTGAAATAGTCAACTCTAGCTGAGCAATTTTCTGCTCAAGCAATTCAGTTTCTTTTTGTGTTATTTGATCGATTTCGTAATATTGCTCAGCAAGCGCAGGTGTAATACCCGACTTGACCATGTCAGCAATTGCTTTGGCTTTTTCGATCTGTTCTGTGTATCTCTTGCTAACTTCATCTAGCTCGCGTGTGATTTCTTCTCTGCTCTGCTTATCCAGTTCACGCAAGCGCTGGATCGTATCCAACCTGGCCTCGTCAACTTTCAACAGCAGTTGCTTGCGCTTAACCTCTGCTTCGTCTGCAGGAATTTTCTCGAATTGAATTGCACGAATTTGACCTGCAATTTCTGCAATCTGCTTTTCACCTTCAAGCCTGATTTTGAGGAATTCGTTGCCATCAAGCTGCGCTTGCCTGATTCGCGCATTGATCTCGGCAATCTGCTGCTGAACGGCAAGTTCTGCCATGAGCTGCGGGAGTTGGCTTTCGCGCTCTTTGGCTGCTTTCTTCTTGCGCCCACCGCCTTCTTCGGTAAGTCTTGGGAACTGAGTTGGCGTCTGCTGTCCAGGTGGCGCAGCAAAACCAGGCGCCATATATCCAGCTCTTGGGGTAACACCAACACTGCGATAAAGCGCAAGCTCACGCTGACGCGAAATCAATTCATCCAATCGTCCCCTGAGCTGAGCGGCCTCTGCACTTGCAAATCCAGCGGAGCCGCCAAATAACGACATGCCAGCCGAAGCTGATCTTGACTCAATATCTAGCTCTCCAAGTTTTTGCCTTAACTGATCGATCTCTGATGTGATCTGATCAAGTGGCGCATCACGCAGAAGCTCATTAAATTGTTCTTGCTCTTTCCAGGTGTTGTAAAGAGAAATACCGACAGCCGCAATACCAGCCGCAAGTGCTGTCCAAGGGTTTAACAGCGCCGTTGCATTAAGAGCTTTGAGCGATACAGATGCAGTGCCAGCCGCTGCCGCAAGTTTCAGCAGTGCAGCGCCTACGCCGCCAATCGCAGCGATTTTGCCTACTGCAAAGACAGCAAGTGCAGCGCCTGCACTAATTGCAAGAACATCTAAATTTCTCGCAAGTCCCAATGCCGCTTCGGCAATTTTGGGTAGCGTTGCGACAAGTGCTGGCGTAATTTTTTCGATAAATTCGGCAAATGCAGTTTGGAACTCGGCGCCAATCGGCTGGAGAGCTTCGCCAACTGCAATACGCATTTGATTAAATGCGACCGTTAAGCGTGCGCCAGAATCCTGACTAGATCCCGCGATTTGTTCGGCAACGCCTGCATACTCATCACCAAGTTGAACGATGAAATTCATCAGTTCGTTCAAGCCAACCTGACCCTGCTCCAGAGCTTTCTGCAGCTCAGGCAACGTCATCTCGTTCGCCTTGGCAAATTTGGTAACTGCACCAGGCAGGCGCTCACCAAGCTGGCCACTCAGTTCCTCGGCACTTACTTTGCCCTTCGAGAACACTTGCACCATTGCAGTGATGGCACCATCAACGTCTTGCGCTGATCCGCCGGTCGCCTTGATGGCTGATGTGACGTTATTGAAAACAATTTCAGCATCACTAACTTGGCCGCCTGCACCTTTTACAGCGGCGGTCAACCTAGTCATACCCTGAATTGCTACATCCTGTGGCACATTTAAGTTTTGAGTCGCAGCGCTAGCAGCTCTGATTGCGCGATTAAATTCCTCTTGACTGCCAGCAGCGCCACGCAATGCAATCTGCATCTTCTGCAATTGCGCTGCATAATCAGCAAAGCCACCGAGCTGCTGGCGAAGCATCCCAACCTGAGCACCAGCAGCAGCGCCAGCAAATGCGCCGCCGACGCCGCCGAAAATACCACCAAGGGCACCACCAAAAAAGCCTTCAGGACCGCCAAAAATGCCACCACTAACTGCTGCACCGGCCGCCTGCGCAACTTGCATGCCGCTCATGCGGCGACCCTGCGTTTGCTGCAGCTTTGCTAAACGACGATCAAGTTGTTCAATCTCGCGTGAAGCCTTCTGGAATCCAACGCTTGCTGGATCAATCTGACTCCGCAATGCCTGCCATGCACCACGCTGAGCCTGCAAGCTTTGAATGCTGTTATTGGATGCAAGGGTTGCGCGTTTAATATCATTTGAAACACGGGTATAACTATTGCCCATCATTTCAATATCGCCAATAATTGGCTGCATGCCAATCTGACCAATTTGCTGATACAGCCCGCTAATCTGACGCATTGGTTGCTCAATAACGCGCTGCCCCGCAGTACGCGCGCGTCCTCTCTCGATGGAACGTCGAATAGCAGCTTGCTCTCTTAATCCAGCATTTTCAGCTGTAATTTGTCGATAATTTTCAATGCGAGCACGGATCTCCTCTTTCCGATCGACATTGCCATCTTCAGTGGCATTTGCCAGCTCGCGCTGAAGTCGATTGATTTCAGCAAGAGTCTCTTGGTACGGTCCCGCGCCGCGATCAAGGTTCTGGAAATCTTGCGTCAGCTCTGAAATACGAAGCTGCAGTGCTGCAAGCGTATTGGGCAACTGTTGCTGTGGCTGCTGAGCCCTAATCAATGGTGCGCCGACAGCTTGTGCGCCAGCAATAACTTGCTGCCTGGCCTGCGCACGACCAAAGGCGACCTCTTTGATCGTAATCTCAGTCAGCTTGTCACCATAAGCCTGAGCGCTAACACTGAGCTGATCGAGTTGACGATTTAACGCTGCAAGCTGTTTTCTGAAAGCTTCTGGCTTTCTCGCTGGAAATTCAGCCGCAATCTGCGCATCAGTACGCTTTGCAACTCTGCCTACTTCCTCGTAATCAGTCTTGAGCGCCTTCAGTGAATCGCTAAGGCGATTTACATCACCAGCAAGTTGCCTGTAAACGTTGCCGCCAATTGTTGCTTGCGTTTGCAGTCCCTTGAAAGCATCAATTTGACCCTGAATAGTCTGAATACTTTGCTTGCCACTGCCCGCGAAATTAATAATTGATTGACGCGCTTCTTGAATAACCTTATCGGTAGGACCAATGGACTTTTCAAGTGAGCGAAATGCTGAGCTGAGCTTGTCCAGCCCCTCGGCACCCTGAATGCCAAGCTTGACCAGAATTTCGCTTACCTGCTTAGCCATCCTTGTCCTTGGCCAATTCGCTTAACGCTGCAGCCTCCATTATCTGAAAACCTTCCAGCATCTCGCGGCGATTGTCCACATTGTAAAGGTCAAACATCCCGCCAGCACACAG